GTGTCATCACAATGCGATTGCACTGACCTGATCTCAAGGCCTGCACAGCAGCCAACATGGCCAGATAGGTTTTACCTGTGCCCGCTGGTCCCACTGTGACCACAATGTGTTGATCTGCATCCTGCAAGGCCATGATCAGGCGTTCTTGGTTCCTGGTTCTAGGTACCAAACTAACACTGCGGCGTTTTGGACTTGGATCGTAACTGAGGGTGTTGCTGACTAGACTGATTTGACTGCGTTGTGCTGCTTTTGCTGCGCGATTTCTGCTCAAATCAAACTCTCCTATAAGGTTAATGGCATTGCACCATCAAGTATTTAGACACGGGCCGCAAATAGTTTTATGGGCGGTATTTTGCTGTCGCACAGCACTAAATATTAGACTTTGCTCGGGTTTTTGTAACATACATGACCCTGGCAACAGCCATAAATACTTGCATGTTCAAGAGCATAAACGACAAAGAAGTTTTCAAGGACGGTGAAGATTACTGGCAGGTTGCCGAGCAGATACGCAACCTGTATCTCAGCGAAGGATCCTTGCTGAGTTTGCTGGACTTTGAGCGTGTGCTAGACGAACTGGATTTGTATGCATTCCGTAACTGGCAAATCGGCGAACTAGCAGCTGGTCCAGAAATAAGCAAATATCGTGTGACCTGTACCTTTATGTGGCCCGAGCAAATGATGCCGGACCCACGCGGTGCCCGCAGACTGCTGCCGTTTGACTGCACAGTGAAATATCGCAAGACCACTATTACTATCCCTATTCGCATCATGAATCCTTCGGACTATCGCCCTGGTACCAAAAAGGCCAAAATGGTGGACAAACGGATTTGGCTAGTGGAAATCAGCATGCCCAAAGCACTCATGAGCGACATACGCACAGGAAGTATTGAACTGGAAGACCAGGACATTGATCTAAACGATTTGGATCAAGCCTACGAAGCCGACCTTGACAAAGAAGAGTACCAACAAGATGAACAGCAACAGCAATCAGCCGCTGCCACTATTTGAGAGCTTAGACTACAAAGACATGGAGGGCTTGATGAAGCCCACTATCCATGTGGATGAGTTTTCAAGCAAAATGGGTGAAGATGATGACATCATTGTGGTCAGCTTCTTTGTGCGTGATCAGCAAGCAGCCAAGGATCTCATGAGCTGGTTTGAAAAGGGCTATGACTTTGTGTTGGATGCTGACCGTAGTCCAGGCGAGATCAAGCCCAATCGCTATCTAGTGTATGTGGAAATTCGTCGTCGCAGCACCGCAGGCGGTCATGTGGAAATGCTGTTGCAGGACCTCAACACACTCACCGAGTTTGAACCTGAGGACTGGAGTATGCACTATCGGGGCAAGAATGTGCCGTTCAGTCGCGACACATTTGACAGCTTGGTACCACTGAGCCCCAAGGCCTATCGTGCTGCCCATGACGAAGACCTAAACGAAATGCGTGTGGCAGCAGGTTTGCCCACCAAACGCATACATGACCTAGAGGAAGACACCCTTGCGCTACAACGAGCAGCCGGTATATAGAAATCTAATCAATGTGCTAGAGGCCTTGGAACAAGGTTGTCCTGCACCCACACAAAGCATTGAGCTTAACCTAAAGAATCGCCAAAAGGCCATAGATGACTATGGCTACGGACCACTAGACCCTAATGCACCCAACGAAGAATTCTGGGCAGCCAAGGCCAAAGAATGGAACATGAGTGACCCAGAGCAGGCCAAATCAGCCCGCTGTGGTAACTGTGCTGCGTTTGATCAAAAGGCAGCAACCTTGGATTGTATTGCCAGAGGCATTGGCGGCGAAGAACCCGATGACTTCTCAGTGATTGACGCTGGTGACTTGGGTTACTGCCGTTTTCTCAAATTCAAATGCGCTGCCAAGCGCACCTGTGACGCCTGGGTCGAAGGCGGACCGCTTACTGATTGAATTATGCCAATTAAAATTTTAGTAATGGGATTACCGGGCGCAGGTAAAACTTACTTTGCACAACATCTCAAGCAATACATAGAAAAAAATACTCCCTTTTATCGTTTGGGACGTACCACTGACATAGAATTTACAAATGTCAGCCCGGCGCGTGTGGAATGGTTCAATGCCGATGATGTCCGCAAACGTTACAATGATTGGGACTTTTCACATGAAGGGCGTATACGCCAAAGTTTACGCATGAGTGACCTGGCCAACGAGGTAGATGCTGATTTTGTTATTTGCGACTTTGTTGCTCCCTTGATAGAAATGCGTAATAACTTCAAAGCCGACTGGACCATATGGATTGATACCATTGATGCAGGTAGATTTGAAGATACCAATCAAATGTTTGTACCTCCCAAAGTTTACGATTTTAGAGTTATTGAACAACGTGCAGAACATTGGGCTGCGTATGCAGGAGAACGCATTATAAAAAATCAACGACGTCCTAGATTTGATTGGAAACAAGAAACTGTGCAGATGCTGGGACGCTGGCAGCCTTGGCACGCAGGGCACCGTGCGTTGTTTGAACGTGCTATTTCTAAAACAGGGCAAGTGGTCATACAAATTCGCGACTGTCAAGGCTGGCAAGGGTCCAATCCTTTTGCCATTGATCAAGTTAAGAATTTAATACATAGAGATCTAGATCCCTTGTATCAGGGACAATACGAAATACAGATTGTGCCCAATATTGTAAACATTACCTATGGTCGTGATGTTGGATACAAAATTGAGCAGGAAACCTTTGACCAGGCTATAACAGATATTTCGGCCACAGCTATTAGAAAAGCCATGGGATTGGCCTAGTTTAAATCTCGCTAAATATGGGTACTAAAAGGAGCAAACCATGGAAAATTGGTTCTTTGATTTTACCCCAGAAAAACTAGCACAGTGCGTGCCACACAACAAGGACCCGCAGGCCTTGTTTGAAGCCTTGGAAGCAGTGTTACCACGCTATGAGATCAATACCATGGATCGCGTGGCAGCATTCTTGGCCCAGTGCGGTCATGAAAGTGCAGACTTCAGTATCCTGCAAGAAAATCTAAATTACAAAGCAGAAACCCTGCACCGAGTATGGCCTCGTTACTTTCCAGACATGGCCACTGCCGAACAGTATGCTCATAATGCTCAGGCCATTGCCAATCGTGCCTACTCAAATCGCATGGGCAACGGCGACGAAGCATCAGGTGATGGCTACAAGTTTCGTGGGCGTGGTGCTATTCAGCTCACTGGTCACGACAACTACAAAAACTTTGCTGCGTCAATAGGATATACCATCGACGAAGCAGTGGCCTACACAGAAACACTACAAGGCGCAATCGAAAGTGCAGCCTGGTTTTGGCATTGCCATAGCCTAAACAAACTAGCCGATGATAGAGATATCACACACCTGACCATGAAGATCAACGGTGGTACCCTGGGCCTAGAAGAACGCAAAGCACACATGATTCGTAACTTAGAAGTGTTCGGAGCGTAATTGATGGCTTGGCTGGGTTGGCTGCTGAGTTTTGTGCCCAGTGAAATCTGGCTGTGGCTGACCTATGCGCTGTATGGTCTGGGTGCCGTACTCTATATTGCCTCCAAGTTGGTGTCATGGATTCCGTTCATGGGTCAGTACAAAACGCCAGCGGAATTGATTGGTGTGGTGTTGCTTATGGTGGGTGCTTACCTGTTTGGCAGTTACGGCACAGAAATGATGTGGCGTGATCGTGTCAAAGTCCTAGAAGCCAAGGTCCATGAAGCTGAAGCAAAGTCGCAACAGACCAATGTTGTGATACAGGAACGAGTGGTAGAAAAAATAAAGGTGGTCAAACAAAATGTCTATGTCAACAGAGAAATCATCAAAGAAGTTGTGGGTCGGCAGATTGATGCTGTGTGTAGTTTGCCCGTTAGTGCTGTGGTCCTGCACGACAGCGCCAGTCGCAATGAAGTTTCCCGAGGCACCGGCAGCACTGATGCAACCCCCTCCACAGTTAAAGCCAGTGAGCTCATCGACACCGTCGTCGTCAACTACGGCACCTACCACCAAGTAGCCGAACAACTGCGTGGTTGGCAGGAATGGTATGCAGCACAGAAAAAAATATTTGAAGGAATACGCTAATGGATCACAAAGCCTATGAAAAATGGAAAGCCGAACAGCCAGTATTGGCACCACAACCGCCTTTGATTGACTTTGACGATGGTCACTACACCTGGGCCGAAACTACATTGGTAACCACAGTGGTAGTGGGCGTAATCTTGGGCCTGTGGCTGTTGGGCCGTTGGCTGTTTAAAGACCAAGAAAAAGAAAAAGAATAATAATAAAGGAGCACCAAATGTCAGCAGAAGAACACGAAAAACTCAGTGCCAGCGAAAAGAAAAAAGAAGACTGGATGAATTCCAAGTGGCGTCCAGCCATGGGTTGGATCTACATGGTTACCTGTATCACAGACTTTATCTTATTTCCTGTGTTCTGGGCCATAATTCAAACTGTGGCCAAACAACCTATAACACCTTGGCAACCAATCACACTGCAGGGTGCTGGGCTGTATCATGTGGCCATGGGTGCCATAATTGGTATTGCAGCGTTTGGGCGTACCCAAGAAAAGATTGCTGGTGCCAATGTTGGTGGAGCCACTGCGCCTATGCCGGGTCCAATGAGCATGCCACCTCCCCAAATGGGACCCATGGGCAGCAGTCCAATTCCGCCCATGCCAGGTCCTGTGGCACCCCCTCCACCTCCGCCGCCAAGACCAGTGCTGTAATTTGACAAACACGCCGCAACACGCTATAATTACTGAATGCAAGATCTTTACAGCGTGTTGGGTGTGAGTCGATCAGCCTCGCCTGACGAAATCAAGCGGGCCTATCGCAAGTTAGCCAGCCAGCACCACCCGGACAAGGGTGGCGATACTCAACGCTTTCAGCAGATCCAAAGTGCCTATGATGTGCTGGGTGATCCCAACAAACGAGCACAGTACGACAATCCACAGCCACAGGGCTTTGGTGGATTTGGTCCACAGGGTTTTGACTTCAACAACATCTTTGAAATGTTTGGCACCAGGTTTGGGCAACAGCAACAGCAACGCCAGCCCAGGTTTGCCAGAATGACATTATGGATACAGCTCAGTGATGTGGCGTCGGGTGGCATGCGCACCGTGAGTGTGGGCACACCGCATGGATCGCACAATGTGGAAATCGAAATTCCCTTGGGCATCAACGAAGGGGACACTGTACAATATCCCAAATTGGCGCCAGGCGGCATGGATCTTGTGGTCACATTTAGAATTCATCCCAATCCTGAATGGCATCGTCAGGGCCCCAATATCACCACCGAACACCGTGTGAGTGTTTGGACCTTGATCCTGGGCGGAGAAATCCAAGTTAGAGATGTATTGGGCAATCAATTCAAATTGAATATTCCTGCGGGCACACAACCTGGTACTACCCTGCGTATGCGCAGTCGTGGTTTGCCACAACGACACGCCTCTCCGGGAGATCTCTATGTGCGAGTACAGGCCCAAATTCCTAGAGACATACCCCCAGAATTAATTGAGCAGATTAGACAGCACACTGCCCAATAAATATTTAGGTGGTTGACTGCAAATTGAACTCGTAGTACAATAACAACATCCAGCAACTCAGGAAAGACCATGCAAAACAACCCAGAAATTGAACAGATCATTGAAGCCGCAGTGCGTATTGCTCGTGACAAAAATCACGAATATGTCACAACCGAACACACCCTGTTGGCCTTGGTGCGACACAATCCATTTGCTCGCTGTTTGGCCAAATACGGGTGTGATGTAGAAATGCTGGATCAAGAGCTGGATGCCTATCTCAATACCTTGGTGGGTATTGTGCGTAAAAATGATCCACAGCCCAAACGAACCAATGCCTTGGAGCGAATGTTCAATCGTGCGCATGCACAGGTACTATTCACAGGTCGCAGACAGATCACCACAGTGGATCTTTACCTGGCTATGATGGCCGAAAACAACAGTCACGCACACTACTTCTTGCTCAAGTACGGTGTCAAGAAACAGGAGTTTGTGGACTTCTGGCAGAAGTACTACAATCATTCCGATGTGTCCATCACAGAACAACAGGCTGATGAAATCCTAGAAGAACACTGTGACAATCTCACACGCCGAGCCCGAGAAAATCAGCTGGAGCCCATGATTGGTCGCCAAAGCGAAGTGGATGAAATGATCACTGTGCTGGCGCGCAAGTTCAAGGCCAATGTGCTCATGGTGGGCGATCCCGGCGTGGGCAAAACTGCCATTGTGGAAGGCCTAGCACAGGAAATACATGCAGGCCGTGTGCCAGAGTTCTTGAAAGGCTATGAAGTATGGGGCCTGGAAGTGGGCTCGTTGTTGGCAGGAAGCAAATACCGCGGCGAGTTTGAAGAAAAGTTCAAGATGGTTATTTCAGCACTTGAGGCCAAGAAGAAGTGCATCCTGTTCATTGACGAAGCACACACCATGAAGGGTGCAGGCGCCAGCAATCAAAGCAGCCTGGACTTTGCCAACATGCTGAAACCTGCCATTACCAAGGGCAATCTCAAGGTAGTTGCGTCAACCACTTGGGAAGAATTCTACGAGAGCTTTGAAAAAGACCGCGCACTCATGCGTCGTTTCCATAGAGTCAGCATTGGCGAACCTGATGCTGGCACCACAGAACAAATTTTGATTGGACTAAGCCCAAGACTGGAAGCGTTCCACAATGTCATGATTGATACTGAAGCTATCACAGCAGCAGTGGAACTGAGCTCGCGTTACATACACGATCGCAAGAATCCCGACAAGAGTATTGACCTTGTGGATGGTGCCTGTGCTAGAGAGCGTGTGAAGGATCTGGGACTTGTGACTATAAATCGTGACATGATCATGGAACAGTTGTCACGCACCACTGGTGTGCCTGTGGATAAACTGCGCAATGAAAGCAGTGTGAAGATCCGTGAGCTGGAAGGAAACATCAAGCAACGCTTGTATGGACAGGATCCTGCTGTGGATCAGGTGCTAGAGCGTGTGTATATCAACTTTGCCGGCATCGGCAATGCTCGTCGACCCATGGCTAGTTTCTTGTTCCTAGGACCCACGGGCACAGGTAAAACTGAACTGGCCAAACTGTTGGCAGAGAACTTGGACATGACCCTGCTGAAATATGACATGAGTGAATATCAAGAGCGTCACACAGTGTCAAGCCTGATTGGTGCTCCTCCGGGCTATGTGGGCTTTGAGGATGGCAATGTGGGCGGTGGCAAACTGATTGCAGACTTGACCAAGCATCCGTTCTCTGTAATCCTGTTTGATGAAATTGAAAAAGCACACCCTGATGTTTCAAATATCTTGCTGCAGATGCTGGATGAAGCCAAGATCACAAGCAGCAATGGCAAAACGGTTAATGTCAAGAACTGCATCATTATCATGACATCTAACTTGGGTGCTAGAGAAAGCGAAGTCAATGCCATTGGCTTTGGCGCACTAGAGCGTGAAGGCGAAGATGATCGTGCCCTTAAAGAGTTCTTCAAACCTGAGTTCCGTAATCGTATTGATCAGGTATGTAAGTTTGCTAAATTGGAACCACTAGCCATCAAGAAGATTGTGATCAAGTTTGTGGACGAACTCAAGGCCAGCTTGAGTGGCAAGAACATCCGACTCACACTCACAGAGCCTGTGATTGACTGGCTGGCCGAAAAGGGTTATGACAGCAAGATGGGTGCGCGTCCCCTGAATCGCAAGATTGATGAGTTAATTCGTGTGCCACTCAGCAAAAAAATCTTGTTTGATCAACTCACCGACTGTGCAATCACTGCTACCATGGAAGAGCAAGAAGTACGATTTGAAATTTCTACAGATGCGCCACACACAATCACTCCTGTGGTGGACAGCGACGGCTTTATCAGGGTAGAATAATGAAATTCAAACAGGTACGCAGCGATCGCTTGTTTTTTGATCACTTTGAGTATGCTGCTGAGATTGTGGTGCCTGAGATCACGGCCATACGCAGTTATGGCAAAGGTGATCCTATACGCAGTGATCGAGACATCACAAGAGTGATAGTGGAACGCAAACAGTTCAGAGAAAACTTTCCCTATCGCTGGACCAGTCGTCCAACTGTGACTCAGAGCACCATAGACCTGGTGCTCTATACCGCTGAATGGATGCGTCACATCGCACAGCCCTACAAACGCTCAGTTTCGGCCAACAGACTCACCATCTACACCAGTGATCTGGAACTGATAAATCGCATTGATCTGGACAACCACTACAAACACAAGTGGTTCCGTGAAGCAGTGGTCACCAGAACCCGCAACACCATTGCCCACCGTAACCCGCGCTACAACTACAGAGCCTACTTTAACTGGCACGAAATTGAACCCCACCGCCGCGAGCAGTTTGTGAACTTTTTTACTGCGCATCAAGCCCAGTGCCAGCTGAATCCTTCCATGCGGGCCAAGTTGTTTGAGTCAAAATGGCGCTGGATACAGCGCACAGACTTTGTGGACTATCAGGACGAAAAATGGTTGTTGATGCTGCACCTGAGTTTTACTGGCTTGGTAAGAAAAGTCATGCCCATAGTTCAAGCTAAATAATACACTATGGCAAAAATTCATACCGAAACTCTTGTAGTTACATTTAATAGATTGATCAAAGACGGCGATACACCACAGCCCGTGGCCACTGATGAAGTTGTGGCTGCAATGGCACAGGTTGCTGAAGAACTGGCTGGCGCAGGCGTTGTGGTCGAAGCTGAACGAGCATAATGAACAATCTTACCACTGAGATCATCTTGGACACCACCACCGTGGGCACGCCTTCGGGCAACTACGATGGCAGTACCGATCATTTCGTCAGTGATCCAGTGGAAGCAGTGGCCTATTATCTCGGGCGCGGCAGCATTCAAACAGTAACTATAAATGTCACAGGATTTGAGGGCATAATCACCATACAGGGTACCCTGGGTGAAATTGCCGAAGAATCAGCTTGGTCGGATGTGTATCAATTTGACAGCGCCAGCAGCGTGGTCACTGACTATCATCCTGAAGCTATCCTGGGCAACTTTACATGGATGCGAGCTGTGGTCACACAGTTCAACGCCGGCACCATTGATTTTGTCCGAATCACCTTTTAATGAACACAGTAAAATTCAGTTGCACAGTAGAGCCAACCAATCCCACGGTTCCACTCAATTTCGAAGTTTTACTAGATGGCGAGTGTGTGTTCGAACTGTGTCCAGTAACCGAAACCACCCAAGTAGCGATTGACATACCCGATGACGAAAGCAATCATAAGTTGAGTTTCTGTATGTCGGGCAAGACTCGGCGCCATACCAGGTTAGATGCTGACGGTAACATTGTGCAAGATGCCTGCTTGAAAATCTCCAACATTTCATTTGATGACATATCAATAACCGATTTACTTCCCCAAAAAGCAGTGTACCATCATGATTTCAATGGCACAGGTTCGCCAACACAGGATCCTTTTTATCAGACCATGGGTTGCAATGGGTCGGCAGACATAGAATTTTCTACGCCAATATATCTCTGGCTTTTGGACAATATGTAGTGCTAAATACAGGCATGAAAACATTGGTAATCATGCCCGGCGGATTTCACCCTTTTCACGCAGGGCACATGGCTCTTTATCGCAGCGCACTGGAAGCATTTCCTGGGGCAGATGTGTATGTGGCAGCTACCAATGACACCAGTGCTCGCCCATTTCCATTTGAAATCAAAGAAAAACTGGCTCGGTTAGCTGGCGTAGAGCCTGGACACTTTGTGCAGGTCAAATCACCGTTTCAGGCTCGAGAGATCACAGCCAACTATGATCCTGCGGATACCACACTGATCTTTGTGCGCAGTACCAAGGATCAAAACAAGCCACCACAGCCAGGTGGTGTTAAAAAAGATGGCACAGCCAGTTACTTACAACCCTTGGGCAATAAGACTGAGCCCATGAATCGACATGCCTACATGGCCTACTTGCCCACAGTGGAGTTTGCTGATGGCATGACTTCGGCCACAGAAATCCGTGAGCGTTGGCCCGAGATGACCCCAGAGGACAAGGCCAACATTGTGCATGAAATGTATCCGCGCACTCAAAGCAATGTGAAACTCACTGATACAGTGGTCAAAATGTTAGATGCTGCTATTCAACCCGGTGGTGTCACAGAAGCTACCTTGGTCAATGATCCCGAGCGTGGCGTGGAAATTCGTCCCGACGGCGGTTTGGGCAGTTATACCCCAGACACCTTGAAGAAAACTGTGGAACAACACATCATTCGTGCTCTTGAGCACTTGAAAAATGGTGACTTTGACAAAGTGGATTACATGTTGTATCAGTGGGGCGTGTTACAGAGCAAGGTGGATGCACTACGAAAGTATGCAGACTTCATGCAGCAGCAGGGTCGTAGGCCCATAGCTCGTGGCCGTGAGATCGATATTGGTGAAGACTATGTGGAAGAAACTTGGTCAAACAAGTACAAAAAGAGTATCAACTGCAGCAACCCCCGAGGATTCAGCCAAAAAGCGCACTGTGCTGCTCGTCGCAAAAGAGCCGCAGGTGGCCGGACAAAAAGTAAGCCGGTGCGTTAAACACAGTTAAATATCTTGGTACATTTTACCAAGAGGATTTCATGTCAGAACAACAAGCCCCTGCAGCACAGACCGTTGAAGGCCAACCACAAGGCCCACATAATCAAATTCAAGTCAACATAGACTATTTGAAAACCACTCGTGTGCATATCTGCATGCCCTGCTATGGTGGTATGCTCACAGAGCAAACATTTATGAGTTACATCAAGTGGTCCAACACTTGCCGTCAGTTGGGCCTGGATTGGACCATGGAAACCATGACCAACGAGAGCTTGATTACCCGTGCCAGAAACACACTCACAGCCAAGTTTTTGGCCAACGAAGGCAGCACACACCTCATGTTCATTGATGCAGACATTGGTTGGGAACCCTGGCATTTGCTGGTGATGTTGAACCGTGATGTGGATGTGATTGGTGGCCTGTACCCAATGAAGAGCCTGCCCATCAAGTGGTGTGTGAACGGATTTGAAGGTGCCGAAGAAGGTGCGGATGGTCTGCAAGAAGTGTCAAAAACTGGCACAGGATTCTTGTTGATCAAGCGACATGTGTTTGAAAAGCTCAAAAGCCATCCTGCTGTAAAGCCATTCAACAACGACATTGGTTTAGACCCTGCGCTCAACACCAACATGAAAACCTACTTTGACACAGGTGTGCGTGAGAATCGCTACTACTCAGAAGACTGGGCATTCTGCGAAAACTGGCGTGACCTAGGTGGTAAAGTATATGTAGACAAGCGTGTGTTGCTCAAGCATGTGGGCACCTATGTGTTTGACAATGCTGCACAGGAGATTGCGTTCCGGGATCTCTACAATCAATACTCTGCCAGCGGTGACGCTGCAAGACTACTGGGGCAAACACCTGCAGTAGCCGCACCTGCAGCCAAACCAGTGGACACAAGCCGTCCCAAGAGTAAGGTAATTGCCAAGAGCAAGAACAAGGATCAAGCTCAGCAGGCTGCTGCCTAAACTGTTGTACCCATAAATACAGTTCTATGAACCTCGAAGAACTGAGAAGTTACAATCTAGCCGACGCAGTGAAGTTTAACAGCCGTTTGAACCCCCGTTTGTGGGGTTCAGACGAGCATTTGCGCCCAGAAGTGCGCGAAGCCCTGTTAAAGATTGCGGATGATTTCCGCGAATTTCTCGGCGTTGACAACATTGATCTTGAAGATATTACTGTATCCGGATCCAATGCTGCATATACCTATACCCCACATTCCGACATTGATCTACACCTTGTGGTACGCCCACCTGCTGCCGCAGATGATGTGTATCGTGAACTGTTCAATGCCAAGAAATATCAATACAATGACCAGCATGACATCAAGATCGGCGGCTATGATGTAGAACTGTATGTGCAGGATGCTGACCAACCACATGTGAGCCAAGGCATCTACAGTGTAAAGAACAATGACTGGATTCAGGTTCCGCGTCGTCGCAGAGCCCAAGTGGATGACATCAGCACTCGCAGCAAGTATGAAGATGTGGCCACCAGAATCGAGCAGGCCATTGCTTCGGGCAGTGAAGAACAGATGGCTGTGCTGTGGAACAAGATCAAAGCCATGCGCCAAACTGGCCTGGCCGAACACGGCGAATTTGGGCCAGAGAACTTAGCATTCAAAATGCTGCGCACTCAAGGTGCCATAGAACGCCTCAATGCTGCTAGAAATCAAGCACATGATCAGAGACTGAGCTTGAAAGAAAAACAACCCAGCGCACCACGAGTTTATGGATTCAAGACTCCGGTCACAGAAGTAGGTCTCACACCCGATGGCGTCAGCCCCGACACCAAGATGTTTCTCAGTGAAGAACCACCACCCGACAATGATACCATAATCTCCCAATTTACAGACTATGCCTGTGAGGCCTTGGGATTAGAACACTGCCCACGCATAAGAATCAAACGCGATCCAGCTTGGAGCGAGCGTAACCGTAGTTTTGGTCGCTATGACCCTGGCACAGATCAACTGTTTATCAGCACGGCCAATCGTCACATCATTGATGTGCTGCGTACCTTGGCACATGAACTGGTACATGCACGACAGGCCGAGCATGAGACTTTGCCCGATGATGCAGGTGAAACTGGCAGTAGCTATGAGAACGAAGCCAATGCCGTGGCCGGACAGCTCATGCGTGAGTTTGGTCGCGCACATCCTGAATACTTCAAAGAAGCCCCTATAGAAGAACAAAGTGCTGCTGGCATATTGCAAGGCATACAGGCCTTGGGTGGACTGCGCCGTATCACTCGTGCTGGTGTCAGCGATGAAGCCAGTCAAGAACTGCGCAACTATATTCGTGCACAAGGTGGAGATGCTGGATCACAGAATCAAAGTGTGATATACCAACAACAGCGTCAGCAACCGTCAGACACAGCCCCGGGTGTTACACCAGAACCAGATGCCAACCCTGCCACAAGATACATTCAGCGTGATCCACAACAACAAAACGAAGGTGCGTCAGGCTATATTCCTACAAAAAAGCAAGCCCGGGATCCTCGCTTCAGCATGGCACTTACCCAGGACATTCGCCCTGGACAGGTGGGCAAGGAAGCCAACAAGTTAGGACTGCAAACTGACAGCCAAGGTCATCCTGCATTGTTGATCAAGAACCTGAAAAATCAACTGCGTGAGTACATGGAAACTGGCCGACTGGATGAAAAGTATCACGCACCCATCAGTCAGGTGCCAGGCGAGGTAGAAGATGACCTGGGCAATCAAGAACCACCCGGACCAGAGTTTCCACCACAGTGGCCCGAAGGTACCACAAAGATTGATGTCAGCGACCTAACTGACTGGTACAGATTGGGCATGGATATTTCGGACATGGATGATGCTCGTCCTGAAGATTACAATCAAGGTCCACCACAGACAGTGATTGTGTTTCCCAGCGATGAAATGGAACAGCCTTATTTGAAGCAGTTCAAACGCTTGGGCCTAAAAACACATGACATGGATGCCGGCGGCGAACACATGCACGAATCCGTGCTGTCGGAAGAGATCTTGGATGAAATCTCACAAACACCCGGGGCCATACAAGACTGGGCTAAAGATTCGGCCACCTGGAATATAAAAGCCGGCTTTGAAGCCGAACTGATATTTCCCTCGGTGGGGGGCAGTTCGGAGGACGAGGAGTGGGAGCCCGACTATGACATGGACGAGCGTGCCTACAGCATAGACGACATTGTGCAGTTCTACACCAGCGGCGATGCGGGTATGAGTCAGGCCGCCGGGCGAAGATTACGCGATAGAATGTTTGAGGACTGGATTGTATTCACCGACGAACAATTGGCAGAAAACTGGAATCGGGATCAATTTGCAGCAGTGATGGACTATGTAAAACAAAATGAAATGCCCAAATTTGAAACCTGGCTCACAGAGTGGTGCGAACAGAATGGTCATGATTTTGCTGCCATCAAGGCCAGTGCCCGAGAACAAAACAAGCAAGATCCCAACTACCAACTGTATGTCACTGCCAGCGAAATGTACACTAATGAATTAGAACGCATTGTTGATGAAGCCATAGACGAAGAAAACAACATCTATGACGATGCTCGTGACCAGTACTTTGATGAAGAACGCGAAAATGTAGCCGACGAAGAGGCCTGGTTGAGATCTCAAGGCATTAGAATGATGAGTGATGTAGGCAACGAGTATGATGCGGAATGGCCCTACTATCGCCCCATGGGTGGTGAAGGCGATGTAGATGCCAATGAGCTGGGTGAAAGTCTTAGCTCGGCCACAGGCAAACCAGTCACTGTGAGCCAGAGCTATCACAGTGCCACTCGCAGAGCCAACACCTATATCATTGAGCCTGACTCAAGCCTGGAACCAGATGACGGCGATGGCACAGGTCTCGAAGTTGTGAGTCCGCCCATGCCCTTGCCTGAAACCTTGGCTCAGCTCAAGTTGGTGATCAACTGGGCCCGCAAGGTGGGTGCCTACACCAACTCCAGCACCGGCCTGCACATGAACATCAGTGTGCCCAATCAAGCCAACATAGACTATGTGAAAACTGTGTTGTTCATGGGCGATAGATATATCTTAGAAAAGTTTGGCCGCGAGAGCAATACCTACACACGCAGTGCCATGGAAAAACTGCAGGCCAAACACCAGGGTAAAGACTACACACCCCAACAGTTGGCCACAGTGTTTCAGACCCTGCGCAGTGAAGACCAACGCGCTGCGTTTGAAGCCATACAGGCCGGCATTGGTCGTGACAAATACACTTCGGCACATCAAAAGTCCGGCTACATTGAATTCCGCTCACCGGGTGGCAACTACTTGGGCAATGATGCCGAAGAAGTTGGCAGTTTGGAAAACACCATGCTGCGTTTTGCTCGAGCCATGAGCATAGGTGCAGATCCCACTGCCTACCAACGAGAATACAGCACCAAACTCTACAAACTGCTCACAGCGGGTGAAACTCCTCGAGGCCTGGATGTAACCATGAAACTGTTTGCCGACTACAATGCTGGCACAGTGACTCCAGAAGCCTTGAAACGAATCTGGGCTCAACAGGTGATCAAGTCGCAGGAAAAGCCCAGTGATCGACCCACATCCAAGGCCCGGGCAGCCAAGGCCGCGGCCATCATGGACAAGCCAGTGACATCAGGAGTGCGTGCCGATCAGGTGCGCTCGGACAATGGAGTTCCCTTGTGGAACATCCTGGAACCCGGTGGTGGCGTATTGGCCACCATAGCAGATCACAATGTTGCTGCGGCCAGACAACAGGCCAACACTTGGTTGAGAAGCGTGGGCAAAACAGACCCCACAGCCTATGCAGTGGTACCACGCCTTGACCCCAACAAAGCAGCCACAGCCAATCGACTGTGGCAAATTGTGGATCACGCAGGTAATGTGGTCAGCACATTCCTAAACAGAAATGACTTGGCCAGTGCCGAACAGTATGCAAGAACCTACATAGCCAGCTTGGACAATCAAGATGAAAGTTATTCTGTACGACCAGCTGATCAACCCCTTGTGGGCGCTGCTCGGCGAGCCGCACAGGCCGCTGCACCTGCAGGTGGTCAATTCACTGGCGAATGGCAAATAGTAAGTGCCTCAACTGGTGAAGAACTGCATAGATTTGGTGGCATAGGCAATGCTCAGGCCGATGCCAATCGTGTGGCTCAACGATGGGTGCGTAACACAGGTTTTGACGATGCCATTGAAGTAGTTCCAGTCATGGCCGAGAGTGGCCGTGTGAGTGTGATGAAGGCTTTGCTGGAAGTTGAGGATAGTTGGCAAGACTTATACAAGAAAAACATTGATGTTGTGGGCGCAGATCCCAATCTAATTAGACCTGGACAACAGTTACAGTTACCTGGCGGCGGCACTTACACTGTTAAACCTGGAGATACCTTGAGTGGCATTGCTGCCGGACAAACACGCCCAATGCAACCCGCAGTACCTACGCCTGCAACTGCACCAGTGACCACATCTGCAACCGCTGTGCCTGCTGTCAAGCAAGATACACATGATGCAGTTTTCCAAAGCATGCTGGGTGCAGAAAGTGGCAACAGAGACACGGATCCACGCACTGGTCTGCCCATGACATCCAGCAAAGGCGCCAAGTACGCAGCACAGGTTTTGCCCGCTGTGGCCAAAGATCCCGGCTATGGCGTAACACCTGCACAGGCCGACACTGCAGAAGAATACAATCGTGTGGGCCGTGAATACTTTCAAGCCATGGTCAAAAAGTACGGCGGCGACACCAGCAAGGCCGTGGCAGCCTACAACATGGGTCCGGGTGCCTTGGACAAACTAATTGCCAAACACGGTGAAGATTATCAACAGCGCCTGCCAAAAGAAACACGCCACTATCTGGCCAAGGTGGCAGCAGGAACACCGACCACATGAGGATAGCAGAAATTAAGCGCATACCACAACACCATTATGCCGGTGGCAAGGCCTGGTTGTTAGACGAGCTGACCGCTGCCGAGCGCCGTCACAGTCAAGAGCTGCCTGGTGGCCTGGGTCTGCGCTGGACCAATCTCCAACGAGACTATGAGGGTGTGGCCATATTCAATCAAGACGGTGTGATAGGCGAATTAGAATTGATTCCTGCCGCAGATTTCCCCATGAAGGCTGTGCAGGTTTACGCTATCACTGTGGATGAAGAATGGCAAGGTCAGGGCATAGCTCGGGCATTGTACGGCATTGTGTTGTCTCTACAGAAAAAAATCTTGGTAGCAGGAGCGGAACAAACTCCGGGCGGTCGTCGTAACTGGGTGAGCTTGGCTCATGTTCCAGGCGTAGAAGTCAAGGGATATGTCAAACTCACAGACCAATGGTTTGACAGCCGAGGTGCTCGTGCAGCAAAACTGGACCAATTGTTAAAAAATATCATGGCCCTGGGTGCCGAACACATTGGTACCATGCAAGGCCAACACTTTTTTAGTTTTCCTGTGGTGCCTGGTCGCACCGAACTGCAAGCACCCGTGGTCAATGCCATACGAACCTATGGTGCCAGCGATTTGGAAACTGGATTGTATGCTAGGTGGGTAGGATCATGAAAGTAGGCGAATTACATTGGCCTCGTGGGATGACTGTGTATGTGGACATGGACGGTGTGCTGGCCGACTTTGAAGCCGGCTATCATAGACTGTTTGGTCGCCGGCCCGGTTCCGAGTCTCGAGACGATCCCAATATCGCAAAATTAGTTGGCACTGACTTCTTTGGTACCTTGCCCAAGTATGACTCAGCTGACGCGCTGATACAGTTGGTACTGGACCATGCCGGCCGTTACAGCATTTGTACCGCACCCCTGCGCAACGATCACAAAAACAGCGGCCACTGGAAGCGTGAGTGGTTGGCACAACACATCTCTCCTGCACCCCGACAGATCAAGGTCAATGGTCAAAAAGAAGTGTATGCAGTGGGTGCAGATGGTGTGCCCAATGTACTAATTGACGACAAACCCAAGAATATACAACGCTGGCGTGCTGCAGGTGGCATTGCCGTAGAATACTATGCACCAAGAGATGGCCTGGATGTGGTGGCTCAAGGTCTAAGACAATCCGCACAGTGGCGGCCTGATGCCGTTAAAGAATCGGCCACTGGCGATTTGGAAAAAGACTTGAAGGATCCCCTGGGTTATGATGCCATAGATCACATGATGCAGACCATAAGCCGGCGCCACGGTATCACGGCAAACCGGTTACATGACTTGTTTGTTGCCAAGCATGGTTGCACACCCGATCACTGGATCAAGCAAGGTGTGACAGAAGGCCGCAGTAGCGGCTACAAAGAAATAGAGTTTATCTGTGCTAATCCTAAATTCCCTAATGCCACTGATCCCAAACTTCAAAAACAAATGTATGCAGGTTTGAAGCAAATTCCGGGAGTGATACCACTATTTCAAGATCAAAGTGATTACAGCGAAGGTCAGTATAGTTTAACCGCGATATATAAAGACCGTGATGTGCGTGGACAAATATTAAAACTTGCAAAGCAATTGGGTGTAAAAGTAGACTTAGAGCAACCAGTGACTGATGACTATGTTGATCGTGCCATCCGTGGTGAACACGAAGGGCAGCAAGGCATGGCGGAAGGCTTAGAAGAAGCAGTAGGTGGCAACTATCTATATCATGCCACAATGCCCGCGGGTATAATGCGTATATTGCGAGATGGATTGATCAAAGCATCATGGAGGCCACAAGAAGCCACTAAGGCTAAAACAAAATATCCCACCGTCAGTACAACTAGATCAAAGCAATACGCAGAATCAGACAACTTTGTAAATTTCTTAAATTTAACCAAAGATGGCAATGCGGCCATAATGGTGTTTGATCGTAATGCAGTGGCCAATCACTACAAGATGTTTAGTACCAGTCAAGGAACACAAAATGTTGGAGACGAGTACGAAGAAGTCATAGTGGTGCCCAAAGGAGCAATGCCAATCAGAGGAACATTGAAAGGATTCTATTTCAATCCCAAACGAGCAGCAGAAATAGAAGAATATAAAGATTTTCCTTGGTTCAAAGAATTATTAAAGAGCCCTTATTACCTGGGCCCCCGGCAAGGTGTGGCGGAAGGCGGTGCCGAAACAAGTTGGTCCAATGACACCGATACAATTACACTACAGGATATTTTAGAATTAACCAAACATATTAAACAAATAAATTTACCAATTAACGATAATCTAAAGAGTAAACTACTTCATTGGGAAGGTAACCCAGAAGAAATAGAAAGAGTTAATCAAGTAACGGTGTCTAACCAATTTCCTATTTTAATTATGGTAGATGAGCAAGGTCAAATAGCCTGGATACTCGATGGCAACCATAGACTACACAAGGCAATACAATCACAAGCAAAAACAATACCTGCTAAACTTATTAGACCCAGCAACCTTGATGATAAAGCAAAGAAAATATTTAATATAAAAGAGCAAGGTGTGGCGGAAGGCAAAAGCAATGATACTGCTATAAGTTTATCTCGTTTGGGTAAATTTCATCCCGGCGCAGATACACTGGCAGAGTTCGTTCCAGAAAGAGCCACTGCACAATATGCCTTGCACCCAGACAAGTGGGAATCAACCTTTTACAGTTTGACCAACAAAGATTCTGACAAATTAAAATACTACGGTCCAAAAAAGATTTCGATTCCTCCAGGAACCTTGGTGGGAGACATGGCCATTGCTAACAAGTTCTATAGAGCAAAGACCCCCGAAGAAAAACAACAGTATGCCGAGGCATACAAAGCATCATTACAGCCATATCCGGTTGATGTCAGTGAATATCGCATGCCTGAATTGTTGATTCCCCGGCAAGGTGTAGCGGAAGGCCTTGAAGTAGATGTACCCAACGAACGCTGGTTGCAGAAAAAGATCGATTACGCTAAAAGGAAAGGTCGCACTAGCTATGGTGTGCCTTACATGGGCACAACCACAGCCTATACCTCACAGAATACACGAGTTCCTGTGGACATACTGCGACAACTGCTTGGCATGCGCCGTGAACAACAGAATGTTCGTCAAGACAACCTCAAAGCCCTTGTCAAGATCATGAAAGACACTGGTCGATTGCCCATGCATCAAGGTCAATACCCACCATCTATTAATGTGGCCTGGAATGGTGAAGCCTGGGTAAATGACGGTAATCATAGAATCATGGCAGCGGCCGCACTGGGCTGGAAAGATCTCCCTGTACAGATACGCTACTTTGATGGTGGTGAAAGAGTCAAGTCTGGTGTGATGTATCCTGGTCGGATTGGTCTGGGTGACATCAAGGAAAACTTTGCTGATGGCCGAGGACCTGGTCGCCCTGGAGATAGCCGGCGTCACGGCATAAAGAAAGGCGTCACACTGGCACAACTGGATCGAATTGTGCATAGTAAAACTGCCAGCCCAAGAAAGAAACAATTGGCACACTGGGCCGCAAACATGCGTAGAGGCAAAGCAAAGAAAAAATGAAACGACTACTACTTACACTATTATTGATCATGGCAGGCACTGTGCAGGCTGCAGACTTGGCTGTGTGCAAAGGTCCATTTGCACTGTGTGCAGCATCCACTTGCAAGCCCACTGGCAAAACCATAACTGGCAATAACGGCATACCTTATCCCGAAGTTGAATGTCGTTGCCCCATACTCAATGGCCATAGCATTGCTGACACATCAGCGGGCAACATGCAAGGTTCCTGCACACCCACTGACAGCAATCATGTGTGGAGCTTGTTTGCACCAAGACTGCACTATCCACAAGAAGCCAGTAACTTCAGCAAGAATCCCAAAGACACCAAGGCCGTGGTACAAAAATGTGATGCCAGTTTGAATCTCGGCAACAAAGCCAGCAATTGCTTTAGTTGGAACTGTGTAAAAGGTGCGGATGGCATAGCAGTTTGCTCGTGCCCCACAGGACAAGTGGCTGCTGCCACTACATTTCTTACCGAGGCTGGTCAAGGCAATCCTGCAGCCTGCTCACAGTATCCAGTGAGTCTGCCTATTCAAGCACAGGATTCCCCTAAGAAAAAATGAAAACACAAGACATACTGGCCGGCTTTCGGGTATATGTGGCTCGAGTGCGTGTGAAGAATCCTGCCTACACCACCACTGTGGAAGTGGCCATCAACGCTAAGAATCCGCAGCAGGCGCGACTGTTGCTGCAGGCACAGTATGGTCGTGACAGCATAGTCAGTGGCGTCACCGAGGCCTAACCGTGAAGTCGCGCGAGATCATCCCCGAAGCCAGCCCACTTACACTGGCGGGCAGTTTCACTCGCGACCTTGTTGTCAGCAAGTTATGGCTGTTGGACACAGTACAAGCACTGGATGCTCCTAGATTTAACACTGCCTATATCTTGGGCAGTTGGTATGGCAATCTCAGTTTGTTTATGATAGCACGCCGTATGCCAGTGGATCACATTGTGAATGTGGATCGTGGGCGTTGGCTTGGCGCCAGTGAAACACTAGCACAGCGCCTGGGCATGGCAGATGATATAGAATACATGCGGGCCGATGCCAATGACTTGGACTATAGACAGGCCACGCCTCCCAGCATTGTGATCAACACCAGTGTGAATGACATGCCCAATACAGGCTGGTTTGACAGTATTCCCGACGGGACTTGGGTAGCAGTGCAAGGGCGCAATCATGTCAGCTCGGGTGCAGCCAACGATTATGCTAGTTTAGCGGCGTTTGATCAGGCCTATCCCTTGGGCCAAACCCTGACATTGGACAGTATTGAACTAGAGGATCCTGAGGTTAAATACAGTCGTTGGATGAAAATAGGAATAAAATGAAAGCCAGGGAAATAAACGAAGCCTGTTGGACCGGATATCGTCAGCAGGGCACAAAACGCAAGGGCGATAGAATGGTGCCCAACTGTGTGCCTGTGGCTGAACAGCGTAGAGATCCCACAGATCTATTTCGTCCCTCAGACGAAGAACTAGACCGGCTTCAGCATCAGTTCATACCCACATGGAGCATGTTGGACCATGATTTATTAAAAACCTCCTATGATTTCCAGGACAATGACACAGCATTAGAATTTGTCAATGCACTGGCTGCCATGAGCGAGGCCATGGACCATAATGCAGTGATTGGTTTGGATCATGCCAGAGTCACTGTTGAAATACGCACCGGGGATGTTGATGGCCTTACACGCTTGGACTTTGAGTTTGCACTGAAATGTCAAACCTTGGCCGATGTCATGCATGCCAAGCAAGCACCACACACCACCAATGCTGTGATGGAAAATCTTCGTGACTGGTTTGGCAAAGGCAAACAGGGTGGTGCTGGAGGTGGTGGTTGGGACCGCTACAATACCAAGGGCGAGCGTATTGGCAAGTGTGGAGACGGTAAGCCCGGTGAAGGCAAGCCCAAGTGTTTGAGCAAAAGCAAGGCAGCCAGTTTGCGCGCCTCAGGTGGCAAGGCGGCCATTGCTGCTGCTGTGCGTAGAAAGCGTGCCAATGATCCCAATCCCGAACGCCGTGGCGCAGCCAAAATGGTCCCAAATCGTGCCAAGTTAAACGAGTTTGATCGTGGTGAAGGCGGCTTTGGTCCTTTCAAGGTCTATGATACAGATTATCTCATAGGCTCGTTTGAAACATTTGATGATGCTCGAGCAGAAGTAGAAGATATAAGAGACGCAGATCCAAGAACAGCCAATACTCTGTGGCGCATTGTGGATGGCACAGGCGAAACTGTGTGGGAACACGATCCAGGTGCGGCATGGGATGCTTGGCGCAGCAGTCAGAAAATACGTTTCTTGCCCAGGGACAAGCCAGGAGTCACCGAAGACCAAGACCGGGGTGATATACCCGCAGCAGTGACCAAGTTTTATCAGGATGAAGTAGGCAACTTCTCTACCAAGCCTGTGGGCAACTATGCGGAAGTGGCTCGTGCTCTGGTACAAAAAGCACCCACACCCAGCATTCGTAAAAAAGTGATCGACGCCTTGGTCACTGCCAAAGACAATCCTTACATTCAAGGTGGTGTCATAACCACCATTGGTGCTGCACTAGCCGGCGGCGTGCTGACCACAGCACAGCAAATGGGGCTAAACCCCGGTCAAACCAATATCATGTTGCAGGCCGTGCTTAACACAGTGATACCCACCATGGTGTCAGTGGTCAATGGCAAGAGTCTTGAGGACACCATCAAGTATGTGCTGACCAGTGCTGCTATGGGCACAGGGTATGCTGCGGTAACAGAAGCTGGCAAAGACGCCTGCTATCGCAAAGTCAAAAGCAGATACAAGGTATGGCCCAGTGCCTATGCATCTGGTGCACTGGTTCGCTGCCGCAAAGTGGGTGCAGCCAACTGGGGCAACAAATCAAAAAAATAGGAGCGTGACATGGCAAAAGTAAAAAAATCTGGCCCCCGGGGCATACAGCGTGAAAGACACTGGGATGGCAAGGTAGTAAGTCCAGTGCTGTGGAATGGTCGTGACAGCAAGTACATGGCAGCAGAAGTTAATGGGCAGTTGGTGTTACGGCAGGATGGAAGTCCCATGCCCTATCGCAGTTGCCCACAGGTATAACATGGCATTTTTGCGTGTGATCACCGACATACATCTTGAGTGGACTGGTGATGCTCCATGCTATCGTACCTGGGTCAACGACGAACTGTTTGTAGAACGCACTTGGTATTGGCCAGATGAATATGCTGAAGAATTGTTTCAAATTGAAGCACCCCCTGGACAGTATCAAATCAGAGTGGAAAACCTAGATCCAGACCGTGCTCAAATGAAGAACTGTAATTTACGAGTAGATTTTGGACCTGGGCGTATTTTGAACAACGATATTTTAGAGGTGTATGATGAGAGCCAGTGAGTTTATCGCAGAAAATGCGTCTGCAGGCGCCACTAGCAGTGGCAGCGTAGCCGTGGTGGCCATGCCCATGGGCATACAAAGACGAAGTGGAGATAGTTTACTGGGTGGTAAATACACTACGGACCCGACACCAAACACACCGAAAGAATACAAGAGACTAAAAAATGCTAACAGACGATCTTAAAACATTATTGGCAACAACCTATTCATACGCAATTAAAACACAATATTTTCATTGGAATGTGGAGGGTCCGGATTTTGGCCAATTGCACGAATTCTTTCAAACTCTGTACGAAGATGCCAATTCAGCCATTGACCCCATAGCTGAATACATCCGCGCACTGGGCGAATATGCTCCTGGCAGCTTTGAGCGTTTTGCACAACTCACACAAATCCAGGGCCAGACCAAAGTTCCGCGTGCCAGACTCATGCTGGAAGAACTGCTGGTGGACAGTGACACAATTATTGCGCTATTGAACCAGTGCTTTGCCGCTGCAGAACAAGAAAACGCACAGGATGTGGCCAACTTCATTGCCGAACGACTCAGCCAACACAACAAATATCGCTGGCAGTTACGCAGCTATCTCAAGGATGCTAGAGCGTGAGCGATGACATCCGTGTGATCTTGGAGCGCATGGCAGCTCTAGAAGCTGATCTTACTCCTGTTGGCGTCAAACATGGACTGAACAAGCAACAGCGCGGCGTGCCTCAACTGCCTGCACTGTTCAAACCCAAGCACATTACAGTGCTTACAAACAAAACAGATCCTCAACACCCAATGAAGAATTACTTTGTGGGTGACAGTGAGGAGAATCTCAAGCAGCCAGTGGAAGAAGGTGCTGTAGAAGAAGATGTACTCAGCAAGGTCAAAAAAGGCCTCACTGACTATTTGAAAAGCATCGAAGATGAAATCCGCGGCGACAGTGACTTGAAAGATCGTAAGCCTGACACACGCGAACTACGCGGCAAAGATGATAAAGTCAAAGATCATGAACTGATGGTGGCTGTAAGCCATCCTGTGAAAACACACACCATGGAAGATGGATCAAGTTGTGAAATACATGGTGATGAAAAGAATGGATTCATTATTCGCCGTGGAGATCGCGAGCTGCCCACACGCTTTGAGAGCCTGGAAGAAGCCAACATGGCCTTGGAAATGTTTTTGGCACGCCGACCACGCCAGGTGGCAGATGTGGTTGCTGACTATGTGGATGAAGCATAATGAGACTACAGGACCTATTTGAAACTCGCAAAGCGGTGGCGGAGGCCACTGGAGACAAACCATTTGATAATATGATGAAAGGTATTGTCAAGGGAACTAAGAAGCAAGCAGCCGCAGATCGCCGAGAACAGAAAAAACAAGATCAAGAAAGAGCACGAGCCGCATTTGGGCCTAATCCTGCTGATAAACTCAGTATTAGAAAGCCAGGTGTGGCGGAAGGTGTAATGAGCGAGATTGATTTGGAGTTGCGTGAAATTGTTGCTAATCAAGATTTTGATGCTCTGTACAATTTGTTTTCAGCTAATACTCCAGCCGGTCGCTATGTACAAAATATCTACAATGATGTTGCTATCGATCACAGACTACATCCAGATGATGATTTTGAACGCATTGAAAAATTGGTATTTGATCGTTTGGAAGATCAATTCGGCGAGCAAGGTGTGGCGGAAGGCTCAGTCGAAGAAGGTGTCATTGACAAAGTCCGTGCTATGAACTATGATCGTTTGGCAAAGAGGTCTGACAAAAAAGTGCAAACAGCATTTGATAAAATGCAGGATTTTGACTTCGCTGATCCGGAAAGATTCCCGCATGAAAAGGAATTTTCTGATCAAATGGACAAGATGGGACAAAGAACCAAAAAAGCAAATCAGTTGCGTACAGAGCAAGGTGTGGCGGAAGGTGAGGGTTCAAAATCTAGCCCTTACGAGCAAGGTGGTACTGATGCTTGGTATCATCGTGGATTTGATCCAAAGGCACATGGATATAAACCCGGCACCGAAGAATACCGTGAGTACAAACGAGGCTTTGACCAAAACGACTTCGGCCCAGAAGGCGGCAAGCAATATGTTGAAGAACTCACTGTGCCTGCTGCTGTCAAAGGTGCTGGCAAGGTCATAGGCAAGAAACTGCCTCTTGTGGCCGTACCTTTGGGTGCCTATGATGCCTATGAGAGAGCCAAAGCAGGAGATATAGCCGGTGCAGGTTTGGCAGCAGGTTCTATGATAGGTGGTATTCCACATCCATTAACAATTGGTGCAAGTCTTGGATTAGATGCCATACAGGCCTTGCGCGACAAAGCACGCACAGGTGAATATTTGCCCGACTATGAAAAAATCGCAGCAGCAGTGGCCAAAGACCAGGCCAAACAAACTGCCATGCCAGCAGACAAATGGTCCGATGTGCCCACTGACAAGTGGCAGGCCAAAGACGACAAATCGGATATCATTGTTCACAGTCCCATAAAGATTGGCACTGATGATGAAGATGACGAAGATGAAGCTCTCATTGACAAAAACCTCAAAGAAAATTCCGAACTAGACCGTATTCGGTACTACGTCAAATACACAGGCTAAATGGTTACATAGGTCTTGTTTTTCTCAAAGTAATGCTGTATAATACACAGATTACTTTTTAGGAGACAGCTATGTCATCAAAAATTTTCAGCTCAGAAGAAAAAGCCAAACTAACCCAAATCATCAATGAAGGCAGTCGCGTGATGCAAGAGATCGAAGATCTCAACGGTGGACTCTCAGACACTATCAAAGCCGTGGCAGAAGAAATGGAAATCAAACCCGGCGTGCTCAAAAAAGCCATTCGCCTGGCTCACAAGGCCGAATTTGGCAAAGAGCAACAGGATCACGAATTGTTGGAAACAATTTTGACCACAGTAGGTAAAACCTTATAATTACTGTCAAGCAGTCGATTCGCCCACGTTACGGGCATGCAGAACGGCCAGTGGGCCATAAGCCACAGGAGATACATGAGTTACGTTGACAGTCTTTTTGATCGTGAACACGATCGCATACACGTTGTAGAGCGTAAAAATGGTGAACGGGTATATCAAGAATATCCGGCCAATTTTATTTTCTACTACGATGATCCCCGAGGCAAGTTCCGCAGCATCTTTGGCACACCTGTGGCCAGATTCAGCACCAGGCAAAACAAAGAGTTCCGCAAGGAACTGCGCATCCAGTCTGGTAAGACCATATATGAGTCTGACATCAATCCGGTGTTTCGTTGCCTGGAAGAAAACTACAAAGGTCTGGATGCGCCTCGACTGCATACAGCGTTCTTTGACATTGAGGTAGATTTCGATCCTGAGCGCGGATTCAGTCGTCCCGACGATCCATTCAATCCCATAACTGCCATTAGTTTGTATATGGACTGGTTGGATCAAATTGTGACCCTGTTGGTGCCACCGCGGCACATGAGTGAGGAGACCGCACAGGAGATTGCAGGCGAATTCTCAAACACCTTTGTGTTCAAGACCGAAGCAGAGATGTTGGATGCATTTCTCAATCTCATTGACGATGCAGATGTGCTGTCAGGTTGGAACTCCGAAGGCTTTGATATTCCCTACACTGTGCAGCGTGTGACTCGCGTGTTATCCAAAGACGACACCAGGCGTTTTTGCTTGTGGGGGCAGTTTCCCAAGCAGCGAACCTTTGAACGCTTTGGTGCAGAGAACATGACCTTTGACCTTGTGGGTCGAGTGCACATGGACTATATGCAACTGTATCGCAAATACACTTACGAAGAACGCCACAGCTACAGCCTGGATGCCATTGGTGAGTATGAGGATGTAGGCAGCAAGACCAAGTATGAAGGCACCTTGGATCAGTTGTTCAACAAGGACTGGAAACGATTCATTGAGTACAATCGCCAGGATACCATGTTGATTGCGCACCTGGACAAAAAACTGCGCTTCTTGGACTTGGCCAATACCTTGGCACATGAGAACACAGTGCTGCTGCAGACCACCATGGGTGCAGTGGCAGTTACTGAGCAAGCCATTATCAATGAAGCACACGAACGAGGTCTTGTAGTTCCCAACCGCAAAGAAAGGCTCACAGATGAAGATACGCAAGCCGCAGGTGCCTATGTTGCTTATCCCAAAAAAGGGATTCACGAGTGGATCGGTTCAATCGACATCAACTCGCTGTATCCCTCGGCTATTAGAGCCCTCAACATGGCGCCAGAAACCATTGTTGGCCAACTCCGGCCGATAATGACTGATAGGTATATCAAGGAAAAGACATCATCGGGTAGTAGTTTTGCTGCTGCTTGGGAAGGCTTATTTGCCAGTCTTGAATATACCGCTGTAATGGAACAACAACGCGGCACCGAAGTCACAATTGACTGGCAAGATGGTGAGGAGAGTGTGCATTCGGCGGCTGAAGTTTGGAAAATGATCTTTGATAGTAATCAACCTTGGATGCTCACTGCCAACGGTACCATATTCACCTATGAAACCGAAGGCGTAATACCAGGCTTGATCAAACGCTGGTATGCAGAACGCAAACAGATGCAGGCCAAACTGCGTGAGTGTACCAACAAAGAAGATGAGGAGTACTGGGACAAGCGTCAGTTGGTCAAAAAGATTAATTTGAATTCCTTGTACGGCGCTATCTTGAATCCTGGTTGCAGATTCTTTGACAAACGCATTGGTCAATCAACCACGCTCACAGGTCGTTCAATTGCCCGTCACATGGATGCCTATGTGAATGAATGTATCACAGGCAAGTATGACCATGTGGGCGATGCTATTATCTATGGTGACACAGACTCCTGTTACTTTACTGCGTGGCCTGCGTTGAAAGAAGAAGTTGAAGCAGGTCGCATGGAGTGGTCAAAGGAAACTTGCATTGCCTTGTACAACTCAATTGCTGATCAGGTCAATACCAGTTTTGCTGGTTTCATGGAACAGGCATTTCACTGTCCGCGAGAACTGGGTGATGTGATCCGTGGTGGTCGAGAGATTGTGGCAGCCAAGGGTTTGTTTATCACTAAAAAGCGTTATGCTGTGCTGTACATTGACAAAGAAAACAAACGCACTGATGTCAATGGGTCGCCTGGCAAGGTCAAGGCCATGGGCCTGGATCTCAAGCGCAGTGATACACCTGTGGTTATTCAAGAGTTCCTGTCAGAAATTCTAAATAAAGTACTTACAGGAGCAGGCCGTGAGGAGATTGTGGAGCGTATTCGTGAGTTCAAGTATGAATTTACCGAACGACCAGGTTGGGAAAAAGGATCGCCCAAGCGTGTGAATAATTTGACCATGTACGGCAAAAAGGAAGAACGCGAAGGCAAAACCAATATGCCAGGTCATGTGCGAGCAGCCTTGAACTGGAACAACCTACGCAGAATGAACTCAGACAACTATTCAATGCAGATAGTGGATGGAATGAAAACCATTGTGTGCAAACTCAAACCCAATCCCTTGGGATGGACATCTATTGGTTATCCCACAGACGAGTTACACTTGCCACAGTGGTTCAAGGACTTGCCGTTTGATGATGCTGAAATGGAAGCCACAGTAGTGGATCAAAAGATTGACAACTTGTTGGGTGTGTTGGGTTGGGAATTGGCATCGGCAACCAACACAGAAAATACTTTCCAAACCTTGTTTGAGTTTTAATGACCCCGTTAGATAAATTGGTTAGAGTACGCAATCTCATGCAAAACATGGATTTGGATTCTAAATTACAGCGCGCCTACAAAGATTTCGAAAGCAGTTTAGATCCTGCTAGAGAAACTGAAGTTTTTGAATCACTACGGACTTGGTTGACCCCTGCCAAAGATGCACTAGACAATTACAAATCACAATACCAAAATGCCATTGACCATGTCAATCAACTAATTCAACAACAAGTACCCGTTGCTTTAGAAAAAAGTCGTCAAATTGATCTGGAATCAAGCCACGACAGCAATGAAACTATTCTGGTTCGTAAATTGTCAGTGTCTGATGAGCTTCATACTTGGTTTGCTCATAGATTACATGTATTGAGTTCCTGGCAGACCCCTGCCTTGGTGTTGAGACCCAGTGCTGAATGGTTAAACGATCTTGTGAGTAATGACCCACTATATCTAGTAGACAAAAATTATGAATTACTAAAACCTTGTCAGGCAGGCTACCACGAAGTTTATCGACGCAGACTACGCGAATACATCATTGACGACACACAAGATTCATTCCTAACTCATCAACTACCATTGGCTCAGTTTGGATTGGTGTTTGCCTGGAACTATTTTGAAATGCGCACTGTGGATGTGTTGGCCAAGTATGTGGCACAAGTGGCACAATTGTTGAGACCTGGTGGTCATTTTGTTTTCACATATAACAATTGCGATCACGAAAATGGCATTAGACTTATTGATCATTATTCAGGCACCTACATAGACCTTGCTCTGATCAAACAAATTGCCGATCAACATGATTTACTCGTGTCCAATTATCAAGGTCGGTCCAACATAGCATGGATAGAATTAAAACGGCCAGGAGAAATTGCCAGCCTAAGAGGCGGACAAAATTTGGCCAAAATTGTTGCAAAATCTAAATAACCCCTGTATACTATCACCATAGGAGAAACACATGAAAGATTATTTGTCGGATTTAGTATCACACACTCACGACCTAGGCTGTATTGACCTAGTTAAAATCACAGGCACTGACAAAGAAACTGCTATCTCAGGCATTGCTGAAGATCGCTCAGTGGTGGTAGATGGTCACTTTGCCAATCCTGTGCCAGAATTCATTGGTACCTTTGGTATGCCTAACTTGGGCAAACTCAAGATCCTGTTGAACTTGCAGGAATATCGTGAAAATGCCAAGTTATCAATCAAGGCTCGCGGCGACAACAGCGGTCCAGAAAGCATCAACTTTGAAAACGCCACAGGCGACTTCCGAAACAACTATCGTTTTATGGCACCAGAAATTGTGAATGAGAAATTGAAAACTGTGAAATTCAAGGGTGCCAAGTGGAATGTGGAATTCCAACCCACTGTGGCTGCTATTCAGCGACTGAAGATGCAGGCCAGTGCCAATGCTGAAGAACCCAACTTTCAGGCCAAGACCGAAAACGGCGACTTGAAGTTTTTCTTTGGTGACCATAGCACACACGCTGGTAACTTTGTGTTTCATCCTGCGGTAGGTGGCGAACTCAAGCGTCAGTGGTCTTGGCCTGTGAAGACTTTCATCAGTATTATGGACTTGGTAGGTGACAAGACTGTGCGAATCAGTGATGAAGGTGCAGCTCAGATCACAGTGGATTCAGGCATTGCTGTTTACAACTATATCTTGCCAGCACAGACCAAGTGACCCAAGACAAACTCACAGCCAAGCAGAATGACTATGCTGTTTTTCTGCCAGCCATCTCGGGGTTCTATGCCACCTACATAGGCAAACAGCGTGATCCTGTGAATGGTCCGTATGTGCCACAGACCCGAATGCCCGCAGCCTTGCAGGACATGGAGGAAATGAATTGGCTCAACAGTCAAAAAGGTTTGTTTCCCTATCGCTGGAGCCTGTATTCAGGCGGTCACGCCAATCTTGATTTGAACAAACAGGATTGGTCCGAGGACATGGTTCGTAGTCGCGAGCCTGGCACATTCATGCTTGGTGACTCGGGTGGATTCCAAATTGCCAAAGGCCTATGGGAAGGTGACTGGCGTGCCAACTCTGGTTGTGCCAAGGCACAAAAGAAACGCGATGCAGTGCTGAAATGGTTGGATGGTATTGCCGACTATGGCATGATTCTGGACATACCAACCTGGGTCATACACGACAAAAAAGCCAGCGATGCCTGCAAGATTACCACATTGCAAGAAGCCATTGCTGCCACTAAATTCAACAACGAATATTTTATTCGCAATAGAAAAGGTCGTGAACAAGGGGGTGCACGTTTCTTAAACGTGTTACAGGGTGAGCATCATGCGTCAGCTGATGCTTGGTACGACATCATGAAACACTATTGCGATCCTGCACAGTATCCCGGTAATCACTTTGATGGTTGGGCCATGGGTGGTCAGAACATGTGCGACGTGCACTTGGTGCTTAGACGCTTGGTGGCCCTTAGACACGATAATCTACTACAACAAGGAGTTCACGACTGGATGCACTTCTTGGGCACATCAAAACTGGAATGGGCACTGCTGCTCACAGACATACAGCGAGCAGTGAGAAAATATGTTAATCCCAATTTCACCATCAGCTTTGACTGCGCCAGCCCATTTCTTGCCACTGCCAATGGTCAGGTGTATCATCACATTGACTTGCCACACAACAGCAAATGGTGTTACAGGATGAGTCCCATTGCTGATGATAAAAAATATGCTACCGACACAAGACCTTATGGACAAGCCGCATTGGCAGATGGATTGATTGATCACTTTGATGAAAGTCCCGTCAGTCTGCGTATGCAAATGAAAGATGTGTGTGTTTACCGGCCTGGTGACCTAAACAAGATTGGCAAAGAAGGCAAGACAAGTTGGGACAGTTTCAGCTATGCCTTGCTCATGGGTCATAATGTTTGGATGCACATCGAAGCAGTACAGCGTGCCAATCGTGAGTATGATGCAGGCACTTGGCCCAACATGATGTGGAACCAAGGTACCAAAGGTCGCACTGGTGACCATGCTCGATTCAAAGACATTGTGGATGCCATATTTGCCACCGCCGACCGAGCGGAATCCGAAGCCATTATTGAACACTACAGTCGCTATTGGATGGACATTGTGGGCACACGCGGTTTCAAAGGTGACAAGGTTGTGAGTGCAAGGCCTCAGTTTAACGCACTATTTGACACGGAAGAAGTTGACGAAGGTGAGGAAGATAGTGTACAATTAGATGCATCAGCCCTGGAACAACTCGAGAAGGATCAGTGATTATGAATCGCCAAGGACATGAAGAAGTGGATTTCTTTGTTGGTACAGAAGTTGAACAGTCACCTGCATATGGATTGACCACACTGTTTGTGGTAGGTATTCAAGACACAGATGACATCAACTACTTCGCTGAATTACATGGCTGCGAGCATATCTATTTTGGTGCCAACCACAGCTTTCAAATTGCTGAAGCAGCAGATTGGAAGTCTTGGTACATGATGATTACTGATCTTTTAGAGCGTGGTTGGTTATGCACCTTGGATTTGGATGTAAGTGAAGTAGAAAGTTTGCTGGGCAGTGGCCTGTGCGAACATCACAAATTTATTCCCATGATCAGTGTGAAATTGCCCTATGCCAATCAACTCAACTACAATGCCACACTCAAAATTGACGACAAAGATTTCAACTTAACCAACCCCGGCGTATGGTGTCACAGCCTACATGAACTCACACGCCGTGACACATTCACTGACTGGTCAAAATATTCCAAAGATCAATGTATAAACAAGGAACAACGATGATTCAAAGCGAACGCGACACCATTGAACGAATCAAACAAGCAGCCGAACGCAAGATCTGGGTGACCTTCCGCAAAGAAGGCATTCACTGCTATCCTGCTGCTGCCACAGATCCAGTGTTGGCCACAGGCGATGAGTATGATGTCAGCTTCTTGGGTCACCCACATCGTCATATGTTTCATTTTTGTGTGTGGATTGATGTGTTTCATAATGACCGCGACATTGAGTTTATTCAATTCAAACGCTGGTTAGAGAACTTGTTCAATACAGGCATCATGCAACTGAACTATAAAAGTTGCGAGATGATTGCCGACGACCTATATACACACATTGCTGCTCGTTATGCTGAACGCGCAGTATGGATTGAAGTGGCCGAGGATGGCGAGAACGGCTGCTTGATCAAGTATGAAACCACTCGCCCAAACCTAACTATTAAAATTTAAGGATTTATCATGGCACGACCAACCTTCAAAAGCAACCCCAAGGTACAGGAAATCTTCAGTGACCTTGAATCATTTTTGGTCTTTTGCAAGGACTACGGCTACCGATTCAACGAAGCCGATCTCTACAACTTCCGCAGCTATGCTTGGCAGCAATACACCAAGTTCTCACAGGGCAAACGCGCCAAGAACATGTGGAACGAGGATGGTGCTCGCTTTGCGGGTAAATGATCATGCGTAAGTTATTTTATTGCGGTCTTGAATCCTACGAATCTCGCTACACCCTACAGCTCACAGAGTGGAACCGGCGTGTGTTTGATCGCCGTGGCCTGGATGTGGTCTATGTGCCTGGCACAACCATTGACAACAGCCAAAGCATTTCAGTGGGACAGGTGTTAGACGCACACGGACGCAGTTACTTTAGTATGAGCCAAATGATGAATCTGGTTCAGCTGATGAAGAACGGTGATGTCACTGGCGATGATGTGGTGTTGTTTGAGGACATGTTCCAGCCTGGCATTGAGAGTTTGCCCTACATCATGGATCAGATTCCCGAGAACATGCGGCCTCAAGTTTGGGTACGCTGTCTTGCACAGAGCATTGACCCTGATGACTTTGTGCATGTATGGGGCATGGCTGGTTGGATGAGCACATATGAAAAAATGGTCAATCACTTTGTGTCTGGCGTGTTGGCAAGTAATGAAGAAATGGTTGCCCACATGCGCATTGCTGGTTGGCAGGCTCCAATCTACAATGTCAGTGGCTTGGCCTTTGGCAAAGAGGAAGTGCTAGAACGCATTGGCGGCCGTGACAACATTCAACCATTTGCAAACCGCGAACTGCGTGTGGCCTTTGCCAGTCGTTGGGATCAAGAGAAACAGCCAGACTTCTACATGGATCTTGCTGAACGCTTCGCACAAATTCATCCCAATGTGAAGTTTGCTATCTTTGCAGGTGGTCCATTGCGCAGTAACAATCCGCGCTATGTGGAACGGGCTAGGGCTATGGCTGCCGAGGGTCGATTGGAAATCCACGAGAACTTGACCAAGAACCAATACTACGCCTTGCTCAACGACAGTCGTGTGTTGTTCAACTGTGCGTTACAAGACTGGGTATCAAACACCATCAGCGAAGCAGACACACTAGGCTGTAATGTGTTGTTTCCGGCCTATAGATCATTTCCAGAAACCTTGGCCAATGATCACCAGCGTATGTATGTGCCTTGGAGTCAAGATGATGCTGTGGCCAAACTCACTGGACTGTTGAGAGATCCACACCCTAACCAAGGATCAATTAGTGACTGGACTGACGGTACAGTGGATCGTATTGTGGATATCATTACAGGTCAAGGCGAACAGTGGAATCGAGCAGGCAATAGATATCGTGACCATGTGGCGGGTGCTAAGTATCAGGTCAAACGGGTATAATCAATGAAAATAGCCATCACAGGCGCAGCAGGTTTTATCGGTGGTCAGATCATGTTGGACATGCGGGCTCAAGGGCATGAAGTCTTGGCCATTGATCCAAGACCTTTGCCACCACAACTACAAGGTCACGCCAATCGAGTGGTTCAACGCCGTGCTGCCGACCAAGGTACATTTGCATCGTTGATTCAATTTGAACCTGATGCCATCGTTCATTGCGGTGGCACCAGCTTGGTCGGTCCTAGTATGACTAATCCCAGCGAGTACTATCACAACAATGTTATCGAAACCATTAACATGTTGGATTTCCTGGTACAGAAACGAATGCAGCCCAGAATCATGTTCAGTAGCAGTGCCAGTGTGTATGGCCGTAGTGTAAAATGGGCCTGCAAAGAAGATACCATGCTGTTGCCTGTGAGTCCGTATGGTGAAAGCAAGTTCATGGTAGAAAAGGTCTTGGCCAGTTATCGCAGAGCCTATGACTTGGACTATGTGAGTTTTAGATTTTTCAATGCCTGTGGTGCTGACCCTCAAGGGCGTCATGGTCAAGAGCCCGGTGCCACACACATCATTGCTCGTGTGTTGGAAAGTGTGCGCCACAATCAACAATTTGTGTGCAATGGCAATGACTATGAAACTGCCGACGGAACCTGTATTAGAGACTATGTGCATGTGGCAGACATCAGCTTGGCACATCAACTGGCATTGAACTCCGCTGTACCAGCTGGTGCTTACAACTTAGGAACTGAGCAAGGTCACAGCAATCTGGAAGTGCTGGATCGAGCCAGACTGGTAACACAAAGTGCAATTCCTGTCACATTTGGACCAAGACGCGCAGGTGATCCTGATAGTTTGACTGCAGATTCCACCCTGTTCAAGACCACAGCAGGATGGCAACCTCAATACAACCTTGAAGACATGGTGCGTCATGCCTGGAACTGGTACAACCGGATTTAGTACTTTATTTGAGTTTGAGCAGGCCCTGGCCGATTACACCGGTGCGCCTTATGCGGTGGCCACAGATTGCTGCACACATGCCATTGAACTTTGTTTGCGCATGGACTGTGTGCAATTTTGTGAATTCACTGCGTTTACCTATCTAAGCATACCTCAGTTGATGCGCAAGTTGGGCATAGGCTACTATATGCGAACCGAATATTGGCGTTCGCAATTGGAATATCAATTTCACAATACCAACATCTGGGACAGTGCAAGACTGTTACGACCCAATATGTATAGACCAGGAATGAAACAATGCTTGAGTTTTGGTCATGGTAAACCCTTGGAATTGGGTCGTGTGGGTGCAGTTCTTTTAGACAATGAGGCTGAGTATGAGGCCTTGAGCCGTTTGAGGTCGGATGGTAGAGACCTACGCATATCACCCTGGATCACGCAACAGGCCTTTGGTGATGGATACCACTACTGTCCTACCTTGGAGTCCTGTGCGCTAGGCATACAAAAATTATCAACCATCAACCCAGAACCTAAGTACCAAGACTATCCGGATCTACGCACCATTGACTTTACAACTTGAATCTAGTATAATTAACAAAACACAAACTTGGAGAAAGAATTGTCTCAAGAAAAGAATCTAGCACAGGTAATACGCGAACGCATGAAGGCAGACAACAAACGCTTCTGGGCTGGTGACAACATCAGCGATTATGTTTCCGAACAAGATAAAACACAACTGATCAGCGAAGCCACAGCGGCATTTGAGCAAGTGCTGGACACACTGTTGATTGATAGAGAAAACGATCCCAACAGTCACGGCACTGCTCGACGACTGGCCAAGATGTACTTCAATGAGATCATGGCAGGACGCTATGATCCTGCACCATGTGCCACTGCTTTTCCCAACGACAGTGCGGAACGATATGAAGGCATGTTGGTTGTGCGCAGCGAACTGCGCAGTATGTGCAGTCACCATCATCAGCCAGTGTCAGGTGTTGCTTACATTGGAATCATTGCAGCACAGAAATTAATCGGACTTTCTAAATACACTAGAATTGCTCAGTGGTGTGCGCGGCGTGGTACCTTGCAGGAAGAGCTGTGCAATGACATTGCTAGAGAGATAATGCGTGCAACCGACTCACAGAATGTCGGAGTTTACTTAGAGGCGGAGCATGGCTGCTGTATCAATCGCGGCATTATGGCTCATA